TTTAAAGGTAGGAGATAATCAAGAAACAAATATAATAGATTGCCCTCCAATTAATAAATTTAATTTTAAAATAAAAGTAGGAGACATATTAACTTTTCCCGCTTTTTTGTCTCATGAAAGTTTAATTAATACAGGAGAAGATAAAATAGTCATATCTTTTCATTTTAATTTAATAGGTCATTAATGAACAATTACAAATTGTATAAAAATTTTATTGAAAAAAAAGATGTAAAATTACTATCTGAATGGATACATAATAATAAACATTTTTTTCAAGACGCAGGAATGGGTGGTAATAGAATTACCTCAAGGTTTTTAACAGATATAATTTACCCAAAAGTTGCTTATAAATTAAAAGATAAAATAGAAAAAGAACTTCAACTTAATAACTTTAATTATATGGCAGCAAGTTGTGCATTTCCAGGAGATCATTGTTATTTACACAAAGACCCAAAAAAAGGTAACTATGAAACACTGCATTGTAATTTATTTTTATCCGACGTAGAGGGAGGAGAAGCTTTTATTCAAAAAACACCTACAGAAGAAGATCTTGTAAAATTTACGAAAGGTAATATGTTGTGTTATAAAGTTTCTAAAGTTTATCATGGAAGTAAATTATTAATTAAAGGGGAAAGAAAAATGTGGATATACAGTTTTTCAATTATAAATGACTAATATACATTCTATATTTCCAACTCCTATTTATAAAATAAATATAGAAGAGTTTATAACTCAAGAAGATTTAGACTATGTAAAAAATATAAAACAAGTTACTTATGGTAATATAGGTAATTTAACTTCAAGAAATACCTACGTGTTAAATAATAAAAAGTTTGATAGTTTAAATAAAATACTATTAACACATATTAATCATTATTTTAAAAAAATTATAGACACTTCAGATAAAGTTACTCCTTATATTACACAATCTTGGCTTAATTATACAGAGGTAGATCAATTTCATCATAAACATGCTCATTCTAATTCTATTATTTCTGGTGTTTTTTATTTTAATGCGATTAAGGAAAATGATTCTATTTCATTTCATAAAGTTGTTAATGACCAAATTTCATTAACTCCTAAAAATTATAATCTCTTTAATTCATTAACTTGGAATTTTCCTGTAAAGACAGGTGATTTAATCTTGTTCCCTTCTAATTTAGGACATTCTGTAGATAGAAAAAAAAATAAAAATTTAAGAATAAGTCTTGCTTTTAATGTGTTTATAAAAGGAAATTTAGGAGAGCATACTTCATTAAATGAATTATTTATATAATAATTTTTTACCTATCAAAACGGTAGATGAAATACATAACACAATTTTTAATATTAACTTTCCATGGTTTTATGATCATGAAAACACACTTAATAAAAAATATATAGAAGAAGAAGAAAAAAATTTTAATACTATTTTAGATTACTATCAAGTTTGTCATGTTTTTTATAGTGATTATTCAAAATATAATTACATACCAGAAACAATAATTAATCAATTAAATTTACCTAATAAAATATTAAGAGCTAAAGTAAATCTACAAGGACAAAATAGAACTGCAACACAACATACTTTTAATTGTCCACATACGGACCAAGATGCAGAACACATAGCTGGAATTTATTATGTAAATGATTCCGAT